GAACAATATTCTCATTCATTTTCAGCTTAGTCTCACTATCCAGATCGGCTTTCATCATATCGTTACCTATCTCTTTCGCTTTAAGCTGTAATTCACCCTCAATCTTCATCTTCTCTAACATTAAGCGTTGTTTCTCAATCTCTAACTTCTGCATCTCAATCTGGATTTTACCAGCTTCGGCAGCTTGTTTGTCGCCATCGGCTTTTTGGAGAGCCTCTTGCATCTGTTGCATCTGTTGACCGATCTGCTGCCTTTGCTGTTGAGCCTGTTGTAGTTGCTGTTTAAGAACTCCAACCTCATCATCTTTCTCTTTGGTCTTTAATTCATCAGACAACTCAGGATATTTCATCATAACAAAAGAATCTATCAAATCAGCTAAAGCGTCTTTACCATTCCAATCCTGCGCTCTTATTACTTTACCCATCCCGATTTCTTGCACCATCTGGTTATTTCCAGCCATCTCAATCATGCCAGCAGCTTCTTCCTCCCGTTTAGTGTTATAAGATGCCCGAACAGAAACAGTTGTGTTAAAATTTCCTTTGCCAACTGTGTTTGTTTCATCGGTGTTAATCTTCTGAAGTTTTTCTTCACCCTCATCATCTCTTACCGTTACTGTGGTTTCAACATCATAAACTATACCAATAGCAGAATTAATCACTCTACCCTCATGAACTATTGCCATGCCGTAATTGTCGATATAGTGGAAATTAGCGTTATTACCTTGAGCCTCTCTTCTCTTAATCGCAATGCCGCTAGTTTCATTACTGCGCTGTCCAAGGCTTGCATCATAAATACCTGTTATTGCCTTAACATCTTCCAGGGTATCCATCTTTGATTGTGATATATTGTGTAAATCAACTGAATACTGCGCTCTTTCTGGAGATGGAGCCATCTGGCTACCAAGTGAAACAGGTTTATATTCTAAGTAAGGAACATCAGAGGTATTTGAATCAGCGAACTCTTCTTCATGACCTTCAAACTGTCCTTCTGCACCAACCCAAGGCGCTCTTGGTGCTTTGGCGATAATATCAGCCTCATTACTTGCTAGGAAATTATATAACCTCAATGGTGCTTTAATATCCCTAATCAGTCCTTTACATGACCATCTACCCTCAACAACAGTTTCTTTACCGATAACAGTAATAATGGGTATTTCTTTCCATGGTAAGCGTTCTTGGTCGATAATTTCATTACCTGTCATCTTGAACCACATCCAGTATGGATCGTCAACTTCTCTTTCATTTATGACATTAAGAGTATTATCCCGCTTTACTGTTAGGTCATCCTCATAAATATCTTTCTCTTCGCCATCTATCTCGACTTTCAAAAGAGTACGCTTTTTGTACATTTCACAATAATACTCAGCAATAACGACATCTTTAGTAGTAAACCAGCCTTTATTCTCTGCACCATCCCAATTGCTTAAATCAGCATCAGGATACTTTTTGTCAAATTCATCTCTATTGGTATTAACAAGAACAAAACCAAATCTACAATCTGAATAATCCGGTCGTTCTCGGTGGATGTCCATATAAACCATTCTGGCATCAGTAATCGGATCGATGACAAACTTCTGTTTAAAGGTACCAGGAATAAACTCAGTCTTAACTATCCAATGACCTCTGCCCTCATCAACAGCGTCATCAAATCCAGCTTGCCGGGCTTGATTAGCTTTGGATTCATATTGTACTTGTCTGACTATGCCTTGATGGATTTTTGCAATTTCTTCTTGAGCGCCTTCATCAGTTGGGCTTATCTTAATAGCTGGCTTGGCTTGTCTCTGCTGGTTCTTGATGTGGTCGGTAAATTGATTAGACCTCATTATAGTGAGAAAAGACCGGCCTGAACTTTTACGGCTTATTACATCCCCATCTTCCCATTGATTATCATTTTCACCAACGGAGAATACTTTATCATCCTCCATCAAGTCGCGTTCTGACCCCTCAAAGTCCACTATCTCACGGAAACGCTCTTTGGCCTCGGTGTGTATTTCTTGTAATTTATCTTTGCTGAGTTTCTTTCCCGCCATATAAAACACCTTGAATTAACTTGATTTGGCGCTTAAAAAGCGGGGAGCATAAAAAGCTCTGTAACTATTATACTTTATTTACTAATGAAATGAAATAGAATTATCCAAAAGCTCCTGATGGCCTTGAATAGTACTTTTCTTTCTTTACTGGCTTAACACTGGCTTCATCTTTGCTCATAAAGACATATCGAGTACAATCCATTAAATGATCATTAACCTTCACAATCTTGCCTTTTTCATCCCTACGGTAGATTCTGAACTCTTCAAACCATGCTCGGCAACTCTTAAAGACTTTCAATTTCCCAGAGCTCAATGCTTGCCAAACAGCATAAAGCCCTGATTCCACAGCGTTTTCAGCGTTTGTTATGTTTAATCCTAAATCGAGATAGTTCTGAATTAACTGTTGACCGTCCTTCTGTGACCTTCCTCTGGCTGCTGGGTCAATCTTACCTTTGATCCAATCGCCTCTTGCCCGGACACCTTCAGCATGAATAGACGGTTCAGCTTCACCCTTTTTGTAAACTGAATAGATATAAGTCGTATCAGTTTCACTGTTTACGGCTATCCAAACGGCAGCCGTATTGTTCCACCCAACATCCAAAGCGTACAATTTAGGCCAGTGTTCAGGGAGTTCAAAGTCATCCACGGTTACGTCAGATTCAGGAACAGGGTAAATTGCGCCACTTCCAAGCTGTGGAACGCCTTTTGACCGGGCCTCTCTTTGGTATGGCGGGATTGAATCCCAGAGTATTTCTTTCTGATTTGTGGAGATATGAGGCGCATCATCCCATGTAGCCATGATAACGAACTTTGAACCTTTATTGTCGATAGTTGCCCAATCACCATCAGGAAGGAAGTGCATTACTGTCTCGGAAATACCTTCTAACGGCGTATAAGTGCAGATTGACAAACCTGTGTCATCTCCTCCAGAAGTATCCATTAAACGCAATAAACACTCAGTATGGATAGCCAGAGGCGGTTCTTCGTCTTCCCAAATGAAATCTTTTTTGGTGCCTTGGAAGCTCTTTCTTTTCTGGTCATAGCTCTTAAACCCTAATACACTTGTACCGCCTGACTTATGTTTTATTTTAACAGTTTCAATACCTTCAGGAATGCCGGCCTTTGGAGTCCAACTTATTATAAGGTCTTTAGGTATCAACCCGGAACCAATATCATTATATTGTCCCAACAGCTTTTCTTGAAGGATATCCCGAACAGTTTGATTTGTATCACCAGCCGCCCAGCCTTGAGTCGGTCTATCGAATATTTTTCCAGGCCACCAATCAGGGTAATTTCCTGTTAAATGGCAAGTAGACTCATAACCGCCCATAGATTCAGTCTTACCGATTCTATTTGCAGCAAGGCAACAACGCTCTGAAAAGGTCGTTCCAGCCTCGAAAAACGCCATGTGCTTCTTGTAAAGCTCTCTTCGTAGTGGTCCAGTATCGGGGAAGTATTGGCGAAACTTGTTGTATTTAACCCTGCTTTCCTGTTCTTCAAGGATTTGAATCTTCTCAATTATCTCTTCTCTGGATTTAGCTATTGGCATAAAGTGGCTATTCTATCACGGTTTCCGCTGTTAAGACTAAAGTACTAAACCATTTTGCACGAAACGCTTTAATCATAGCTTTCCGTTCTTCTTTGGTCTTATCAAGTAAATCAGCTTCCAGAGAATACATGGCATTTACACACTTAATAACGAATTTATCATCTTTAGTAAGCATCATGTCCCCTTCTCCAACTCTTTCAGCCTCAAAGCAAGTTCTTCATCTGTCCGTTCAGATAACCCACCTGATAGCTCAACCTCTTGCTTGTCTTTGTGACCGAAATTGTTCTTTAGGTTGAAAATAGGGCCTGCTGCGTTCCCTTCAATGCTTCTCGTTTCCACATCTTCACCAACTCTTAGCTTTCCTGCTTTTACTGTGTCATAGAATTTCTCGTACCCTTCGGCTTTTTCATAGCATAAAAGGCATTGTCTGCTCATTTTCAAGGCTCTTGCAAGCCCCATGATTGTGTAAGGTGCTGGATTGATTATCTCAATAACTTCATCCCTAGCTTTAGAGTAAACATTCTGTATTCTGTTGTCACAATAGTCAAAATACTCATCAATGGCTGTTTGTAGTTCTTCAACTGTTTTAAACTTTTGCGGTTGCCCTGCTTTCTTTGGGGTTAGTTTGGGTTTTTTGTTGCTCATTCTATCACGTTTTTACGGTTTAAGGCATATTCTTTTGAAAATGGTTTCCCTAGAGATATATTTCCATTATCATAGAACTTTTGTACTTTGAATTTCTTTAATTCGTGTACTTTTTGGGGTATCCTACGTTTTACATTTATACCATCCCAAATCAATTCTCCATCTTTTGAAAACCCAAATCCTTCAACAGTAAAAACATCTCCTTCTTTCATATCGGGTAAAGATTCCATCATAACCCATCCTTATCCCATTGCGCCACCATCTTCTCCTTACCCTCATCACTAGCCGAATAATACGCTTGTTTCATCATTTTGAACATCTTCCTATTCTCTTGCCCTTCTGTGGTGATTTCTTTTGATAGCCTTTTTATCCTGTCAGTAAGTTTGCTCATATCTTATTTTTCCACATATTTAACACTTTATTGCTGATAATACGTTCATCATTCTCAGGCATTTTCCTTCTCTTCCTGAAGAGTGCTATTAGCTTTTTAATCAAGCTCTTCATCTAGCATGTTGGTTAAGTTGAGCGTTCCAAGTATTATATTCGGCTGGGTCAGTCATTCTTTCTGATTCGTTGCAATATGGGCAATGCCACTCCCCAGCACTTGGTTTTGAGGCTGGAACATATGCGTTCATCAGCTTATTGCATTTCTTGTGAACTTTTTGTGGATACATTTCGACTCCTATTTTTTGTTAAATCTTGTCACATGACTCACATTGCAATATACACAACTAAATGTGCCAAATGCAATCCAATACATTTTTCGTCCACATTTGGGACAAGATAGCGTTGTTTTTCTCTTTGACATCATACTAATAATGATATGCTATAATTGCCATAATGTCAAGCTATTTCTATTGTTATAAGGTTTTATTGTTATTTTGTTTAAGTGCATCTAATATCTGCTGTTGCTCTTTGTCTGGATCTTCATTTCTTCCTCCATTTCTTAGTTTCAATATCATACTTCTTCCCCTCCTGGATAAAAATCCCTTTGCGGATCTCCCTCCAGCGTGTTTTGGGGTACTCAATGGCTAGGTTGTTCGCTGTTTCGTTCATTTATCCTCCAATGATACCTATCTTTTTGGCGTTATATCTCCAATGATACCCATCTTTTTGGCGTTATATATTTATTTCTAGGGTATGTTGTTGAATTAACCCAACTATCATCAAAGTAATAAATCACCCGATATCTACCGGCGAAGTCAACCAATATCTGCTTATCGCTGTTTTCAGGGAGTTTTGTTTTTGTATGATTCCATCTGATTTTCATCACCAATTCCTCCATATTATCACAATCACAGCCACAATCACTATGGCTGTTAGTCGCTCTTTATCGGTCATACCGTCACCTTTGTAAATATTTTAACATACCATGGAACCAGCGACAAGAGAAAAGCCCTAAATCCTGAAAAGGTCCGGTGAATCAGGTCAAATTCGGCACTAATTATTTCACGAACAAAATAATATCTATAATCCTTACTCCAATATCCAAAAGTATTATCAATATATTTGCCCTTGGTTTTGTTCACAAAATGGATGAATGGATAGTCATCTTCAATACAAATGCACATCGCGATCGACTCATCTTTAGCATTCACGGCATCATGAACGGCATTGAGTTGACATTTATAATTATACCGCATTTTCCCCGGTTTTACTTCTATTATTTTGTAATTTGATTCAACGTATTGAATAATGGGATTCATACTGTTTCCTTATAGTTAAATTTCTTAGCCCCAAATTTTCTCACAAAATACAGATATGCGTCAGCAGTAGCATCAGCCCTCATCCGGTAAGATTTAAATCTCCATAGCCAACTGGACTGATAAACTTTGAGGATATTATCATGGAGTTTTATATCAGCAGCCAGCCGATCCGCTTCGGTTCCTCCCTTCTCATAATCCTTATCATGAGGCTTGCAGGCTTTATTTTTGAGGGACTTAAACCACATCCACCAGGGATTGTCTAATCCTAAATGCTCAGAGAACCCAGAACCGCATCGGTATGATTTACTCATGCTTTTCTACTCCTTTGTTCAGTTCTTTCCAATTTTCCACGATAATATCAAGTTGTGTCACTATGTCCCGCCGGTTGTCAGATGCCGCTTTTTTTACTGTGTCATAGGTGCTTGAATATACTCTTATGGTGTTGTATGTTTTTTTCATCGGAACCCCCATTTTAACAGTTTTCGCCTTTTTCTATCTCGTCTAAACGCTCGATTTAATATTCGACTAATTGTTCAAAAATTCCTTCCAAATCTTCTGAATTTATTTCTGAGCCTAATTCATTTTCGATTGCATTTTGCGAATTATATACTAAGTTGCCTAAGCCTTCTGCATCGTATGGAGAGTCGTCCCTACTTTGAGCGTTAAATTCTGCTTCTAAGTCGGAGGCTATTTTTACTATTTGTGTTTGTGTAAGTGTTTTCATTTTGTTTCCTTTGGTTGTTGTGTTGAACATATATACAATATAACACAACTGTATACATATTCCTAGTACAGATTTACGATAATTACCTATCGAATTTAGCATGAAAACGCCAATAAAATACCTAATCGCCCTTTTTAGCCATTAAACAATGGTCAGAATGTAACAAGAAAAGAATATTTATTTCTCCTTGTTCAGTTCTTTCCAATAGCTCAATAATCCTAAAATTAACTGCCTTTCCTCAAATATATTCAGGTTCTTTTTGGTTCGCATCATCAAACAATCCAAGGGTTTTATATTTGCTTTTGATTCTCTTATTAATCAG